ACCCACCAAGAATTTTAACTTTGGTATGGTCTATGGCATGAGCAAGAAAACTTTGATTGCTGGGTTAGGGGTGGCGGAGGATATAGGAGAAAATTTATACGGGAGCTATCACAAAGGTTTACCGTTTATTAAAACTACCTATGACAAAGCAATGCAAGTGGCAGAAGAAAGGGGCTATATAAAAACGCTGCTAGGAAGAAGGCGCCATTACAATCTATGGGAGCCTCAAGAATGGAAACTAAAAGCCGTCATTAGCCCAAGCGAAGATAAGCAGGCGGTTATTGATCAATGCCTAGAACATAAAAGCCGTCGAGGGGCATGCCGGGTAGGGTCCTTCACTGCATTAAACAATATCCTACAGCTATCAAGCGCAGACATCATCAAGAAAGCAATGGTAATGATATGGGAAGGCGGCCTATGCGATATACTGAAACCTCTAATACAAGTTCATGATGAATTAAACTGGTCGAAGAACCGCTCGCCAGAGGCCGATGAAGCCCTTGCCGAAGCACGGCGCATAATGGAGACCGCAGTAAAGGTCGATGTGCCGTTGCTGGTATCTGAGGAACGAGGAGAGGACTGGGGAAATCTTGAATAAATCAACGAGTTAGAGAAATTATGAATTAATGCTTGCATTTCACCGCTAACCTGCTATTCTTATACCTAAGTGGTAGCAATTTTAACTAGAAAGCGGAGAAATAACATGATAACAATTCAAGCAGCAGAAAACGATAGCGTAGAATTTACCGATAATGAAATGCGCATGCTCAAAGCATTTTATGATGAATCAATGGCAACATGTGGTTCATGTAACCGGTACGAAAATTTATCCTACATGAACGCCAGCGACCTTCTTAAGGTTCTGGGCGGCACGAAACAAAGCATCGGCGGCACCATGTCTAGTCTTGATTCAAAATCAGCCATTACCGATACGATGGAATCCGCTCGCCGCGACAGATTAAATGATTGGGTCTTGGATGATTGGGTAGCTGATTATTTCAATTCTTTACAGGAGGTGAAATAATACTTGCAAACCGGGAATTAATGATTTAAGTTATACCTTCGTAACTAGAAAGTGGAGAAATAAAATGAAAGCAAATTTAATGGAAGCATCGCCTGAAGCAATAGTCGATTCATTAGGCGCATTGCGCGCAAAGAAAGCAGTGCTGGATAAACAGATCAAAGATGCAGAATCTTTGCTGCTGGATATCGTAGGCACCGATACCGCAGTTAACGGATCAAAGTACCGGGTAACTATTAATACCTGTGAAGTCGCAACAGTCGCATGGAAAAAGATTGCAGAGAAGTTGAATGCGACAAAGCAAATGATTGCAGGCAATACAAAGAAATCAGAGCGCACGACTGTTAAAGTCGTTGCCCTAAATAAATAAGAGGGAAGAGCATGTCCGAAAATACAAAAGTAGCGTGGCGCATAATGAACGAATATTCGGGTGCGCAGATACAGCCCGATGAACTTCTCGAGGATTATTTCGATAGCCTCGATATCGCGCAAATCAAAGTAGAGATTGAAGAATATCTCGAAATCGAAATTCCTGATGATCGTGTTTTTGAAACAGCGCAGGATCTTATTAATTACATAGAAAGTGGAGAACGAAACGATGTGGCTAAAAATACAAAATGATGGCGAGTTAGATACAGCCGCCCTGTTCTTAATGGGCGCAAGTACAAAGAACGAAAATCAAATCGGTTATTTTGGAACCGGAATTAAATATGCAATGTGTTACTTCTTGCGTAACGATATTGATTTCAGAATATTTAGCGGCAAAAAAGAAATCCATATCACCCTAGAAAAGCAAAAACTGCGCGAGGAAGAATTCTTTGTTGTGCATATAGACGGCAAGCAAACATCACTTACAACGCGATTAGGGCGCGACTGGTCGCATTGGTATTCAGTGCGCGAAGTGTATTGTAATTGTCTCGATGAACCGAACCCGGTTATCTCTGTCGTCGAATCTATCGAAGATCTCGAAGACAACACCACCGCATTTTATCTGCATATGACTGATGAACTTCAGGGCATTGTTGATAACATTGAGGAATACTTTTCTTTTAATCGTAAACCTATCTATGAGTGCGATGAAGGGCGTATTTATGAACGCGCAGCGAAACATACGACCACGTACAGAAAGGGAGTTAAATGCAACGTAGGGACATCGTACGAAGGCGTATTCGATTATGATCTGAACAACATCCAGATCAACGAACAACGCGAAGCACAGTATTATTGGCACGTTATCGAGGGCGTTTGGAACATGCTTTATAAATGCACTGATGCCAGCATTATTAAAAAGATTATAACAGCAGGTTGCCGGGACTATGAAAACACGGTGGGAAATGGTATCGCTTCAACGCGAAAAGATTTCATTAACAAAGAAGCATGGGAACAAGCGCTCGAAGGTATCACGGTCTTCCATAAGGGCATGGTTCCCTTAATGTCAGAAAGTGAAATACAGCAAGCGTATGAATTACCCTTTACAGTGATACAAGATATGCGATCGACTATTAGTATTAATTTGCCACGCAGCGTGTCGCAAGTGGGGGATGAAGCCTACATGGACGCGGTGCTGACCAATGAAGAGCAACAAGCACTAGATGATGCGATAGATATGCTTGCCCGCCACGGGCTTACTATTCCCTATCCTATTAAAGTTGTGCATTTTAACGATAACAAGATTCACGGCATGGCAGATATTGAAGAACGCCAGATCTATATTGCTGACATTACGTTAAGCAAGGGATTGCATTGGATAATGAGCACGTTGATCGAAGAGTATGTGCATGTAAAGCATCGCGTAAAAGATGAAACGCGCTCGATGCAAGATGCGCTGATCGATGAATTAATCCATGCGCTGATGAGATAATGTATTTAATCACAGCAACCGCCTGCGGTGCGGCACTTGCCGCAGGCAATGATTTTCTAGCAGCCTCGATGTTTGCGCTGCAAGTCGTAGTAGAGCTATGGGAGGTTAAGAATGGGCATTAAGGATTATAAAAAAGGGGTCATAAGTTATGTTGAAATCGCGCAAGCTATGATTGACGGATTAAAGGCCGCTAGGTATATGAAAAACTTTACCGTTGATATGGGTACGTTTGGAACGACTGAAGAAAATATGTGTTACGGCTGCGCGGCAACTAGCACGATGATGCAGTTAACTGGGAAAAAGGTAAACACTAAAGAATTTGATGAATTTACCCGGTACTCTTATTTCGCTAACGGTCTTCGTCCCGGCGATGTCGCGAAAATAGAATATGCTGTGGATATCTTTAGAAGAGGCGGGATAGGACCATTATTATTTTTATGTAAAGTCAAAGAAGAAGATTGTCAGTCTATAGAGAAAATCTACGAAGAGGGCGATAAATGGATGCTTGACAATAGAGATTGGCTTTCCAAACTAAATGTTGTGCAGCGTCATATCAATAAAGTAACGCGACATTTTGATCTAGAGTGGTATGAAGTATGAACCCAGATGAAATCGATAAGGTAATAGCAGAGTACACGCGCTTTGATTCAGTCGATACCTATGTTATCGATGAAGCCAACGTACGGGATATTATTCGCTGCGTTATCGCAAAAACCTGCGAGCGCATGCGCTACGATATAGGCAGCAACAAAGTGGCAGGATTCGGTTATGAGCAAATCGAATTTATTCGCCTTTTGTATTTACAATTAGGCGGCGCGGTACAGCCTACGCCTAATGAAATCCATCGCGTATTTGCAACGCGCGAAAATACAACGCCTATCGAACATGCGCTTGAAGACTTGCGCGATGAAATAGCGAAGCTGGTAGCGAAGCTATGATCAACGAACTTAAATTGACTCGACAAGAATGGTGGGACCTTGTTTGTTTTTGTCGCCGAGAAATGAACAACGCCCGCGAAGCCTATACGAATTACAGGCTGTCGATGAAAGGGAAGTCATTGTCAGATCGATGCGCGATGCTGAATGAAATTAAATTGCGTAAAAAAGAATTGCGCTACCAAGTAAACAGAATGAATTTATTATTTGGGGAAAAATATGGGCGCGCATAAGGAATACTTTGCTGATGCAGATGGTAATAAAGTTAGCCTGCGCGCATTAGTAAAAGCAGAGCCTGAATGGGCTGTGGGCATGATTAAATGGTACGAAGAAAAGTATGAAGAATTAGTAAAAGCAGAAGAGACGATTTGTATCTTGTATTCAGCATTAGAGAGAATAGAAAGCGATTCAAGAAAAAGGATCGAAAGCAATCGCCATCGCATTTACAGGCTAGAGCATGTAAATGGCATTGCTAAACGAACGATAGGCAAGGGGTGATGTATGAGTGATCTTGTAGTTTTTATCGTTTCAATAATTTGCGTGGCATTTATATGGCTAATGTCTTCCGCATTGGCAGCACAAGGCGAACGCGAAAAAATGTGCGCTCAACAGCATTGGAAGGATTCGCCAGAATATAGCCAGTGCATTTATAGCAAGGGGTGAATGATGATTAAGAATGTAGTGGAGAGGATGCATGAATGTAGTGAAATACACGATCAAGGAATACTCTGAAAAGAAAGGCTGTTCGATTAGCCATGCGCGATTAACGTTGAACAAGATCGCAATAAAGAAAACATCTAAGCGGGTAAAGAGTAAAACGCCGCACAGCGAATTCAATAATAAACGAATAATAGTTGCGGTCTATTATGTTAAGGAAGATGGCTGAGTGATATTCTTAACAGAATACACGGATCAATTTGGAACAACATGGTGCGATGATATCGAAGCGGAGTCATGGGAAGAAGCAGAAAAACTTTGCGAAGGGACATCGATTAAAGTAATAGGCAAATTAATAGAAAGCATAGAGGTATCAAAATGGATCTAGAAACAGTTGGAGAACAAATAATGTCTGCGATCGCGCTGCTGTCGTTAACGCTTATTTTATGCACGCTCATATTTTCATTTTCGATGTATAAAGCAAGCGAGAACGTGCGCATCGATGTTATTTATAAAATGCATGATCATACGCTGAAGGTTAAGCGTAAATGAACAAACTAGAAATGCTGAAGCGCGATCACGCCAACATGGCCGCAACCTTAAACACCATAAAAGATTGGCGGGCATTAGCAACAGCAAAAGATATTGAAGAAGGGAACGTTTGTATTCGTAAATTTTGTAATGATGTCAAATTAATAGAACGCTATGTCGAACGCACGTTAGAGAGGAATTTATTATGAGCAGAGAAATATTTATTCGGGTAATAAAAGACGGCAAGTTTGCCACTATTCCGATTCACACATTCACCTACAAAAGTTTAATTATCGAAAGAGCGTTTAAAGTAGCAGGCCGCATCGTGTTTGTCGGGACGAAGAGTAAAAAACTGTACACGACAGAAATGTACGGCCCGCGCAACGTCCCTATCTGTAACCCGCTGATACCGGAATGGGCAGAATTCTTTCGCAAACTGAGCATCATAACAAGACAAGATTTTGAAGAAACCTTGAAAAAGAATAAAGAAGAAAAACAGCGCCGCATGAATTCTTCAGATGTAATTGAGTTTGAAGGGCTAGCAGAAAGATTGAAGATCACGTTAACAAAAGCACAGAAGAAGAAACTCGAGGCACTCGCATGATGAAACTGAAACTGCATTTCGATTCGGTATTTAGGGCAGATCCCGATGCTAATTACGCCATCGCGGTTGCTGATGAAAAAGTGCTGATAAGCAATCCCATATCCGGAAGGGATTGCGTAGAGCATTGCATAAACCTCGACGGCTTTATGCATCAACTGCGTATCAGCGCAATAGGTTTATATTGCGCTCAATATAATTCGGTAGAAATATGGTACCGAGACAACCAACAGCGATCGGTGTATCTGATTGCATTAAGGGAGAATAACTATGGCAGATGATATTGAATTCGTACCCGGCATGATCGTAAAAGAGCCGCACAAAAACGCACCGCCGTTCGTGATATGCCAAGTCGCCGTCAAGCGCAAAGAATTGGGCAATTTCTTACGCAGTAAAGACGAGGACTGGATAAACATGACCATTAAGAAAGCGAAGTCAGGAAAGCTCTATATCGAAGTCGATAACTGGAAGCCCGGTCAATGATCTGCATCGACTTACCGCGTAAAATTGTGAAAATGCCCAACACGTTTGCCGCCTATGCTTTTTTAAGGGACATGTGGCGGCATAACAACGCGAATTTGATGCGGTACGAGTTTCCCGTAGTCGATAGCCGTCTGCACCTGTATGCCTCGTATATCGCACAAGGCGACTGGACGTTGGAGATATTAGAATGATGATTAAATACATGAAGGGGTTATTATGATAGAAGAACTGATACAAGAATTACGGGAAGTTGCCGTCGTGCAACTGTACGGCCAACGCAAAGATGCGCTTGCAGATGAGCTTGAAAAATTGATTAAGGAACGTAAATGAGCATTCGGCGCGTTACTGCGCTGGAGTATTCAATCGAGCAATCGTGCAGTGTGCCGCAAGCGCGGCGATTATTGCGCGAAAAGGGCTGCAAAGAGATTCGCATACGTCGACGCAAGAAACTGGGCTTTAACACAAGCAGATGGCAGCCTATGCTGGTGTTCGAGCTGGAGGAGGGAGAAGCATGAACTGGAAGCCGGGTGATTTGGCGATATTGTGCCATTTTGAGATTGAATACCTGAACGGCTGGCTTGTTGAAGTCATGAGTCCTTTGCGCCATTCTGAAATCTTTGACGGCGAAACGAAGCTGTCAAAAGGGGAAGTGAATCACTACAGCATCCGGTTCCTGCCCGCGATTAAGCGCATAGAAGTCAAGGATTTTGAAAGCTACGTGGCGCTGCCGCATCAGCTAAAGCGTATTGAAGACCCGGATCACGACGAGCAGTTGCTGCGGATGTTGCTTCGTGGGCAGTGAAAGCTCGCTATGGACGAATCTGCGTAAAAAGCTGGTCGGAACCTATTCTGGTATCGATGTCATGCGGGTGGAGAATATGACCCAAGATGGGACGCCAGATGTCAACGTGTGCCATGGCGGCCGGGAGGTCTGGATTGAGCTAAAGCATGTGCATGCGTTTCCCAAGCGGCTGTCTACCACCATAGGCAAAAAGGAATGGATTAGACGGGCACAGGTCGATTGGGCCTATGCCCGCATTCAAGCAGGCGGGGCAGTGTTTCTGTTGGTACAGGTTGAGCGAGAATATTTCCTGTTTGCAGGAGAACTTATTCCCGCATTATACGTGGGTCAGGTTCGAGACTGGTGGAATCAACATGCACTGGGTCAATCCAATTCATTGAACGCGGATCTCTTGAATCTATTATTTTTGTATGATTAAGCAGCACGCTGAATAGCTCGATGAACTGGGTGGTGTTGATAGTGGTTTCCCCTTTCTCCAAGATCTCTTCCCGGAGGCTTAAGAATAACTTATTGGCTGTTTCGGGATCTGCGGCGTGGGCCTTATCAATGATCTCCTGCAGGATGTCCGCCTGCACTTCCTGCCTCGCCAGCGCCCGCCGGACGAGGTGCATCTTTATCCCAGTTATTTCGCAGAAGCGTTTGACGCTCTGGAAGCTGAACCGGATACGATCTTCAAGTGAATCTGTAAGCATGTAATTATCTCCCCGATAAGTGTTTCAGAGCCTATATTATATAGGGGAAAATTAAAAGATAAAACAATGGAGTATCAAAAACATATACCACTTAACCACTTACTTATTGAAATATAAAGGATTCTAATGCTTAACTATTATTTACTTTAGGTTATATCACAATGTACCACTTACCTATTGAAATATAAAGGGAAAGCTGAATATCAATGAGTTAGCTAATGCTTTTAACTTATTGAAAGGTAAAAAGAAAGCTGATTATTCCGGACTACGTGCGCGAGGTTAAGGATTGCCTTTTATGTTTTGATTTTTCTTTATATAATATAACTTCAGCATTTTGGCGATTAGGGATTATAAAAGGATATGTCAGCAGCCCACGTACCAACCCAAGACCTCTGCTCGCAGGTAGAGGCACTAGCTGGAGTGGGAGTTCCCTACGAAGCCATAGCCGCGTACATCGGGATTGCACCGATGACCCTCACTAAGCATTACAAAGAAAACCTACAGCTTGGAAAAGCTCGAGCATTCGAGAAGATCGGGCGCACCTTATTTCAGAAAGCACTCGACGGGGATAATACATGTTTGATTTTTTACGCCAAAACGCAGATGGGATGGAACGAGAAGATAGAGGTCTCGGGGGAAATAGACCTTATCCCAAGAATAGAGAAGACCATTACCACAATCGACGCTGTGAATATAATCGAACATGAAAGTGAATCTGCATCACAAGCAGACACAGGCGCAGTACTCGCCCGCGACTGAGATATTATTCGGCGGGGCAGCAGGGCCGGGAAAGTCACATCTACTTCGAGTTGCCGCAATCGAATGGGCGCTTGATATCCCGCATCTGCAGATCTACCTATTTCGCCGCACGTTTCCTGACTTATGGAAGAATCATATGGAAGGCCCTTCCGGCTTTCCCTCATTACTTGCAGAATTCATGGAAAAAGGACTCTGCAAAATCAATTACAGTAAGAACTACATCGAATTCAAGAATGGATCCAAGATCATGCTCTGCCATTTACAGTATGAAAAGGATCTATATAACTATCAGGGCGCAGAAATACACGTACTGCTGATGGATGAGTTAACGCAATTCAGCGAGGAAATGTATCGTTACTTGCGAGGTCGCGTACGTATGATTGGCGTTAAGGTCCCGGAAGAGCATACTGGCAAATTCCCTAGAATCATAAGTGGCAGCAATCCCGGTGGTCTTGGGCATTCATGGGTGAAGCGCACTTTTATCGATGACAAGCTCCCCATGAGCTGCTACCGCCAGAGCAAGAAAGAAGGGGGCATGCTACGCCAATTTATCCCGGCCAGAATGGATGATAACCCGGATCTGATGCGGGATGACCCTAATTACGGGGACCGCCTAGAAGGGTTAGGCAATAAAGATTTAGTCCGGGCCTATAAGGAAGGCGACTGGGATATTGTGGCAGGTGGCATTATTGATGATCTCTGGAATAGAGATAAGCATATCCTCCCGGCACTTATAGATGTGCCATCAAGCTGGACCATAGATCGATCCTTTGACTGGGGCAGCAGCAAGCCCTTTAGTGTGGGGTGGTGGGCCGAGACAGATGGGACGCCGGCTGTTTTCGCGGATGGCAAAGAGCGTCATTTCCCTCGGGGAACCTTGATCCGCCTACATGAATGGTATGGCTGGAATGGAGAACCTAATACCGGATGTAAGATGCTGAGCGTGGAAATAGCGCGGGGTATTCTGAAGAAAGAAGAAATGATGAGACTGAAGGGCCGGGTAAAAGCAGGGCCGGCAGATAGCAGCATCTATGATGATGTGGATGGGAAATCCATAGCGGGGGAAATGTCTTTAGCTGGGGTCCGATGGGAGAAAGCGAATAAGAAAGCGGGTTCCCGGGTGCAAGGCTGGGAGCTATTGCGCCAACGACTGACGGCTTCGCTGCCCGATCGGCCAGAAGATCCGGGTCTCTATGTCACTGAATTATGTACACATTTCATAAGAACGATGCCGGTATTGCCGAGGGATAAGAAAAAGCCCGATGATGTGGACAGCGATGCCGAGGATCATATCGCCGATGAGGTACGCTACCGTTGCTTACATGAACGTAAATATTTGGTAGAGCAAACGTTATACGGGATGTAGGGAAGTTGCTTTTTACCCGGTGTTTGGGTATAAATAAGCAACCTTTCGACAGGAACCGCATCAATGCCAGTCAACACGCCTCATACCAACTACACTGAACATGTAGGGAAATGGAAAAGATGCAGAGATACCATAGCGGGTTCTGATGCTGTTAAAATCAAAGAAGATACCTACCTTCCTCGACTTACCAAACAAAGCGACAGCCAATACAAAGCATATGTGCAACGCGCTAATTTTTACGGCGCAACAGCACGTACGCATCAAGGTTTAATCGGCGCTGTCTTTCGCAAAGACTACGAACTTGAAACTACTGATCCTGAAATCGAGCAATACATTACGCGCGAAGGATTGGACTTAACCGATCTATCAAAACGATTTGTTGCAGAGACATTGACGACAGGCAGATCAGGTGGCCTTGTTGATATCGATTCAAAGAGCGGCGGCAAGCGAGCATACATCGCTTTGTACACAGCAGAATCTATTTTGAACTGGCGTACGAAAACAGTGAGGGGAAAAGAAGTGCTATCCCAAGTCGTGCTCCAAGAGAACTACACAGAAGAAAACACTATCGATCCATTCATGCTGGAAGAGAAGCCGCAGTGGCGCGTACTCAAGTTAGATGAAAGAGAATTATACGTCCAAGAAATTTGGCGCCAGAAGAAAAGCACTGAAACGAAAGATGCCTCTGATACGTATTACATTTTCGAGACTATCGAGCCTAAGAGAAACGGCACTCGTATCGACTTCATCCCTTTTCGTTTTATCTCTGCCGATAATCATTTAACCCGGATCAGCAAGCCACCATTACTGGATCTGGTTGACGTTAACTTATCCCATTACCGAACCTCTGCAGATCTGGAGCATGGCGCGCATTACACCGCATTGCCTACCGCATGGGTCGCGGGCTTTGAAACAGATAAGGATCTAGTGATAGGGAGTTCAGTAGCATGGGTAACCAATAATTCCAATGCCTCTGCCGGCTTCCTCGAATACACCGGACAAGGGCTAGGCGCATTAAGCGGTTTATTGAAAGATAAAGAATCCATGATGGCGGCGCTAGGTGCGCGGCTGTTAGAAGAATCCAAGAAGGCAGCAGAAAGCGCCGAAGCATTAGAGATACGCCAATCAAGCGAGAACGCATCGCTTGCCGGCATCATACGCACTGTATCGACAGGTCTTGAAGATATGATGAATTGGGTATCGTGGTGGAGTAACCCAACTGCGAAGACTGAAGCAAACAATTTCAATTTGAATATGGACTTCGTAGCTACTCGTATGTCGCCTCAAGAATTGCAGGCACTGATGGGCGCATGGCAGGGCGGTGGTATGTCTGTTGATACCTTCCTATGGAATCTGAAGCGGGGCGAAATGCTTCCTGAAGATCGCACGATTGAAGATGAAAAGGATCTTCTCGATAAAGACAAACCAACTGATGACATGCAGGATATCATCCCTATCAAGCGCAGATTCAACGTAGTGCAAGATGAAGAAGGCAATACGACAGGTGTTGAAGAAGCGTGATCGAAGGTCACATCTTAATCAAATGCACTTATTGCGATTGCGTTATAATGCGCTGTCAATGCAAAGTAGATAATAAGCCCGTGACTTATGACACGTGCCATAAATGCCAAAAGAAAATCGACTCAGGTGAAATTAAATGATCAGAGTTACGCAGAACGGTAACAAGGTGATGATCGACGCAATAACAGCAAGCGTCGATAAGTTTCACTTGTTCACCGACGATGGAGAATTGACGGGCCATGGCTACAGCCCAATACAAGTAGATCCGACACTATGGGACCGCGGAGCGTATCCCATGCAAGAATGGACTTTCGCCGGGGGCGATACAACCAAAGTAATAGGTTATTTTGCCTCCTCTAAAGATGGAACGATATTGTTCGACGAGAATTTTCAAGACGACTCGGAAGACGATTTCATCATTAAGAATGAAGGAGACAAAATAAAAATAAGCGTGCGTCTCATGCTTATTACCCAAGGCGGATAATACGTGGCCGTACGTACGCAAACCGTATCCAAAGCATCCGCTGCGGTAGTCTCTGCAACTGCTTCTACTATTCAAGGCTCAGGTCTTGGCGCGTATGTTGGTTATCATATAGCGATCACATCAGGCACCGGTTCAGGTCAAGTACGCTACGCTATCAACAGTGCAGGCCGAACTGATGTATTAACAGTCAGTGAAGACTGGGACATTATACCAGACACTACCAGCGACGTTCATGTTGCTTGGAATCAAGCAGACTACGATTCAAACTTCGGTAACGATTTCAAATTAGTATTAAAAGCGACTGCTGAATGGGATGTTGGTGCAACTGGCTGGACTATAGGCGATGGCACGAATCCCGTAATAGGCGGCTTAGTCGATCAAGCATTATCGATGGATGATGATCTAATCCTATTGAATCGCGGCTTCTTTGCGATGGGCTATCGGGCAGGCGATACGTCGCTAGGCGGATGGTACTTCAATTCAAACAACGGAACATCAACGCTTGGTTACCCGCATATCAAAGTTCAGTCAGGCGGTACATTATGGCTAGGCAACATGGTATGCGGTACAGTATTCGCGCATTCGGTACACGCCTACACGGGATCAAACGTCTATATCTACGACTCCTCTTTTACAAATGTCGCTTACAACGGTATGCGATTAGAGGGCAAAGTATACGGCACTGGCATGAAGGTTACGGGCAAAGGCGTAACAAACGATTACGTGGTGGTCGCATCGGGCATCGTTAATTACACGGGACCGATCACGCTCGCTAATACTTACGGCTTTCAATCAAGCGCAGTTTCGCAGACTTGCAGAATACGTGGATATGAGGCAGTAGCGCCGCAGCAAGATGTTGAAGCCCATAATTCTACGACATGGGAATTTGTTAACCCTTCATGGGGAACGCCTCAGATCTTATGGACCCAGAACGACGGCAATTCGACTGTCAGCGAAATATTCGAGATAGTAGGCGATGTAAAAGATACGAGCGGTAACGCATTATCTAGTTCAAAATTCATTGTTGTTCGATCAAGCACAGTTGCAAATGCGACGATCGTGGTAGACGCTGTTACGAGTACGAATGGCGCTTTCAGCGATGAGATATTAAAGCGTCAATGGGTATCGACCAATTCATCTTCGACGTTTGGTAATTTCACCGGACGCGCATGGAATTATGGTTACGTTCCTTTCGGTGGCGCACTTGATGTAACAGAACGAATTGATCTAGCAGTGGGCATGTCCCTTGACAGCGAAATCTTTCAGACGACAGCAGCATCCGCCGTAACGGGCGGTGCGGGCATCACTGTCGAGAACTGGGCATCCGCTGGCGTTAACAAATTAACCGCATTAGCGTATGCATCAGGCGGCGCAGCGCTTGTAAACGATGCTATCGTTAGTGGCGCAGTATCCGGCGCGCAAGGAACAGTGCGCGAGACATTAGGCGACACTACTTCAGGCACCGTCGCCCTATACGATCGCAATGGGGTGGCTTTTACGAATAATGAGGATCTGTTTGTACTGGGCGCACGCAAAGCACAGGCGAACGTATCCTCATTCAGCGAAGATTACACGTGGGAAGTAATAGCATCAGCGAAATCGATGCAAGCAACCTACGATTACACCGCAGCGCGCATGGCCTCGACATCAGCAACCGTCGAAGATTGGATTACCCAGATGCGCGAGCGCAACACAACGATCATTGATGCTGCCGCGCAAACATACGATACAGAGGCATACGGATCGACAGGCGTTTGGATATCGAAGCGTGGGTCAGGCACGATAAACTTCATGACAGCAGACAGCGGGACGCAATTTATCCCGGCGGCTTCTTATACGTTTACGTTGACGGGAATCCAGTCTGACAGCGAGGTACGTTTTTATCGCACGAGCGACAACGCATTAATCGACGGCATTGAATCTTCAGGCACTTCCTTTGGCTATACGTATACGTATACGGGAGACGTAGGTATTTATGCCATCGTTTTTCATCTATTATACAAAGAAGTGAGATTAACCGGATTGACGCTAAGCAACGCGAACCAATCAATCCCAGTACAGCAACAAACAGACAGGGTATATAGGAATCCATGAGGGCTACTACATTATTATTTTTATTAAGTACAAATAGATCGGGGTCTATTAATTTTATCCAACGGAGGATGCAAGCATGGCTATTATCGTAGATCCCGATAACCTAGATCGCGAACAGGTTATCTTTGGGAGCAAAAATCAAACTCTTTCAATACGGGATGTAGGGGCATTAGTCAATGCGAGTGCATCCTCTATTACAGGGGTTACATCGGCAGCGTCGCCTACGATCTTCAAAGATCCTAACGGCGATTTCGCAACGTGGGGCGTTACCTCTGCACACTTTCTTGTTTTAAAGAACGGGGACCATGCAGGGCACATACAGGTATCCGCAGTTGTTAATGCGAGCACACTTGAAATGGCAGCAGATGATGCCTTCACCGGTTTCACTGCTGATGCCAGCGGCCTTGTTTATCGCATCGCAGAAGCAAGTGGCGGTTCAGTCGTTGACGGCGCAACAGAGCAAGCGATCTATTCATTCGCGAAAGAAGAATGGCGAACAGATACCTATGCAACAGTGCTTGCAGATGATTTGATTCGACACGAATTGCCATTTGAAGGTATTACCTCAGAGCAGTTTGAAATAGGTGGCGGTACATCGCACGCAGATTGGATCTGGTATAATCAGTACACGCGAAAGAAAGTACGAACAGGTGGTTGGGCAGAAAAGAATACGGCTGCATCTACCCTTGCAGAATGGGCGGGTGTTATTACCTTGGGTGCTGCTGATGCTGATGCGCAAGTATATTACCAGCAAGTATCTGCACAGAATCCGCCTGTATCATTTACATTTCTAGGTCCTGTTAACGAATCAATCCAAACGTTTGAAGATGGCGGCGTCGATAACAGAAACTATCTGAAATTGTTCTTACGCAAGAAAGCACGCACCTACGTAGGCTCGCAAATATCTGATATCGGTGTTACGCAATTACAGACCATCGTAAATCGTTTCCCACTATCTCATACCGTCGATGGCGCTATTACAGCGAAAGATGCCACTATCCTTGCAACGTCTCCTTATCGACAAACAGCGAGCGTCGTAACAGCCTCTGATGGTTCAACGACAGCGGGCGGCACCTCGTTCCGAAGTAACGGAGCAACGTTTACCTCTACCGTTGTTTCAGGCGATTCATTATTGCTGAACACGGGTACCGATACCGGTAACTACTTCACGATCGCAAGCATTACTGATGCAAGTACCTTGGTTATCGCAGCAGACGTTGAAGTATCCTCTGGCTTCGCTGCAACTGAAGGTACGTTGAATTATGATATCTTCACGCCTTACCGGGTAGCGAGTAAGAACGCGGGAATTGCATCTGCAATAGGTGATCTGAAACTTGAGGTCGGCGCAAGCGCAGGTGTTGCCATCGCATCTTCTGTTACAGGCGGCTTTTCAGCAGCAAGCGTTATTGTGGGCGATGTCTTACACATCACTTCAGCAACATCAGATCACGAAGGGCTATATCAAATTGTATCCGTCGTTTCTGATAATCGCGTATTGGTCGATTCAACAGACAACCCATTTACCGCAGTTACAGGCGCTGACTTTAGAATCATGGTTAAAGGTATGTACTTGCAGTACAAGCAAGAAGATATCGCAATCAGCGCAGTGGGCAGTGTAACGTTCGACAAAGTTAACCCAGCCTACAGCAGCGCGCCATCTATTCAGCGTGATACAGGTACATGGTCAGGCGATGGCGTTACTAAGGGAACGGTGGTTACTTTTGCCTCGACGACAAGCAACAACAGAGCGTATACCGTTGCATCGGTAGTTACTGCTTCTACCATTACCTGCGTACCATTAGATGCATCAACGATGGTCGATGAAGTAGCAGTCGGCGCAAGCACAACAGCATTTGACGGCTTCAAGCGAGACATTGCAGGCCAGACGTATGCATTCAACTGGCGCTTGTTGGGCAATGGCGGTACATTGGGTCAGTGTTATCAATTCCATCAGCATCAGATGCGCCAAACAACAGATATCGATTGGGGCGATGGTACCTTTAGAGGCGACGTAAACGATTTATTGTTAACGTATGCTTTCCCTACTGGTACAACCTCCAATATGTACATCGATGATATCGATGCAGATGATACCAACAACGTTACCTATCTCGATGCGACAGGCATAAGTCGATCTGAATCATTTGTAAGTTCGTTAACAATCAGCTTCAACACAAACTTACAAAATGATGCTTCTGCAAAATATCGCGTGTTCTTTACGAATGATGATGCAGGCGATAACACAGGCCGAGATTTCAGTACCAAGGATGCTATTACAGTACAAGATCCAGCAGACACTGAAATGGCAGGTAACGTAAGCGCAGCGCCTAGTGTTCAGTGGACATATGATTACGACGGCAACACGCAACGCGGTATTGCCAGTGCAGGACAAGTTGCTCCAATAACCATTGTTGCAATCGGCCTTGATACTGCGCAGTACGTGATAACAACGGGTAACATTACACGCGCTAAAGGTCTTTCATTCTCGCTTGTTGCGCCGCTTGAAAGAAACTACTCGAATCCAGCATAACCATTTATTAATAACGGGGAGTTAAAATGAAGAAACTGGAAGTACCATTAACCGAAGAAGAAGGAGAGGAGTTGTTGCAATTAAAGCAGCAAGTCCTCTCTGGTAACAAGCACACGATCCGAGTCCTGCGAAGACAAATTCGCAGGACCTTGTTTCGTACTCGACAGAAGGCAATGGAACCGGGAGCGATCAGTAAGTTGATCGAATCGCAGCTTGAAGGAAACAATACGCTGGATGATTTTACGTTTGCATGGGATCTATCTCCACTTGATCCTTTGCAAGTCGTATACGTACATGACTGGTCTGCTGTCGGCGGAAAGTTTGAAACAATAATGGAACCGGGAGCGGATGGTATACCGAGACCAAAACGCATTTGCTTTCCGACTGCTTTCACAAATCAGGAGTAATTAAATGACAATCGAAAATGTGAGGGTACCGCCAGATAGTACCGGCAAGCGAATAAACGTAAGACACAGTATGGAGCTAAACTATACTACTGGCTCAAGAATATTTGTTATCGGCGAAGAAGTTATAGGCGGTACTACCGGTGCAAAAGGAACGATCTCTGCTGTCGAAGGAACTGCTTCAAGTGGCTACATCCTTTTAGATCATGATAAAACAACCGCCGAAGCATTCTCTGCTGGCGAGGCATTGCAGGTAGAGGCAAGCACTGTTGCACTTGCGGCAACGCAAACAGACTACTTCACGCAAAAAGTAATAATAGTGGGCGGGGCAAATTCAGAGAACGCGCAGGCGATAGATAGCGAAGGACAAGCAGCAGTAAGATTTGCTGAAGGTGCCCAGCAATTCAATCCTTTCGGTGTATCGAAAGTTGTTCAATCTACAATTCTCGCTGAGTACATGCATGATAAAGGTGCCAACGCAGGCGACTATTCAGAAGTCACTGCCACGGGCGCAACCGTCGCCCATAATTCTACAGAGTCCGCGCTGATCTTATCGACAACCGGATCAACCGGGTCGCATGCGCAGCTAACAACAAATCGTTATCATAAATATTATCCGGGAGCGGGAACGCTGACGGTTATGTCCGTTTCTTGCGGCGACACGGGAAAAGCTAACAACGAAAGAGCTTGGGGATTATTCGATGACGATAACGGAGTATTTTTCAAATTAAACGGATCGGGTGGTCTCAGCGTAGTACAGCGAAGCGCGGCAACAGGATCTATTGTAGATACCGCTATATTTCAAGCAGATTGGAATGGCGATACCTTAGATGGTAATGGGTTAAGCCAAATGAATATCGATGTAACAAAACTCAATATCTTTTGGATCGATTTTCAGTGGCTGGGAGCAGGTCAGGTAAGATTCGGAGTATTTCGCCCAGACGGCGGTCGCGTAATATGCCATGCGATCAGAAATGCTAATTCACTACCCATTGCTTATATGCAGACAGGAAGTTTACCTGTCCGCGTAGAAAATGAGGATATAGGAGTTGCGGGTTCTCCCTCAACATTACGATATCAGTGCTGTGCAGTTAAGTCAGAAGGGCCGGTATTCCCTTATATTCATGATGCCAACCAATCTGGTGCAGTAAAAGAACTGCAAGCAGTAACATCTACCCTTGCACCTGTTTGTTCTTTGCGCGCAGCGGCTTCGGTAGAGGGCATAGTAAATCGCAATCTAATACAAGTGCTCGGCTTCAGCATATCTGTACAAGGTACGGGGAATGTACTGGCGCAAGTTCTTGAGGATACGTCATTGACGGGAGCAACATGGGCAGCAGGGCAAGTTGGTGCTGCGGATACTGATATCGCAGCATCGGCTGTTACAGACGGAAAAGCAGTATGGTCTAAAGTGCTAAGCGCGGGAGATCACGAAATTGATCTGCGCAGTGTTTACGATTACACCAGCAACACGTTACGCTTGAATGCAGATGGCACGCAAGACCAAAACGTCGTTCTTGCCGTAAAAGGTATCGGTGCTTCTGCAACAGTTACTGCTGCGGCTAATTGGCAAGAGCTTGGCTAATGCTATTCATCATCGGAGCATGGCAAGACTATTGGCTTCTCTACCATAAGGTCACGTTCGACGGCGAGAATAAATTAATTATTCCCAATGAAGGCGTGACTGAAATTAATGTCGAGCAGGACATCTACAGTGATCACAAAGAATGGCTGAAGACATACGACAATACAAAATTTGATATCGGCGTACGAACGGTTGCAGGCGATCCCACGGTTGGCCTTGATTCATTGGGGGCAACGTTCTTCTTAACGAACGGTTGGCAGATTGTACTTAATCAAAGTATTCTTTTTACAGGCAATCTATTCAGCGATGATTTTTCTAGCCCGTTTATCGTGGGTGAAAACATTCAGCTAGCACAACAGAAATTTAGTAACCTTGTCGATGCTCCGGGACTCGATCAATCCGGTATAGCGCCCGCAGTATGGGGGGCATCCGCAGCCGCTTACGCATCATCAACCACGATGGGCGGATCAATAGCGCATATTCTTGGTGATGTACACTCTTCTGCATATGAAGGCGTGGTATGGATCGATACTAATAACGGCGTCGCAGGTACGGCAGAGGGAGTCGGTAAACGAATTTCTCCTAGCAATAACTTTACAGACGCGACGGCTATTGCAACGGCGTTAAACATTACAAAATTACAAGTCGTCGAGAATGGCGTAATTCTAGCAACAGATGATGTAAGCGGATATTTAATTTACGGATCGCATCCTTTAAAAACAGAGATCATTGTTACGCCGGGAGCCACGACAACCTTCACGCAGTTTTACGATACCTCATTGAAGGGCACGTTTAACGGAGAAGTATTAATCAGAAATAGCCGCGTCGAAGATCTTATTAATTTCGAGGGCATACTTCATCAAACATTGATCGATGGCGACATACAATTATCAGTAGGCGCAAAATCATCGCATATTATCGAATGCTACAGCGGCATACCCGGAGTCAGTACGCCTCAATTAGATTTTAATAACGTTAACGTATCGATGAGCATACGTGCCTACAGCGGCGGTATAAAATTAGTCAACAAAGATGGCAATGCTTCTGTATCTATCGATATGAATAGCGGGCAAGTAATATTAGATGGCACCATTACCGCAGGCACCATCGTATCGAGAGGCGTTGGCAAGTTAGTCGATAATCTAGGAAACAAATTAAGCTCTGGCTCATTTAATGGAGCCAATCTTGTTGTCGAAATGCATGATAGCCAGTACGCTTACGAAACATGGAAATTATTAGGCTTAGATCCTAACGATCCGTTAGTGAATACGCCATCAAGAAGATACGTACAAAGTTCATCCATCGTACAGGGTCTAACGGGCGATCCTGATACATCCATAACAGTAACAAGGGGATAATATGAAAGCATCGCAAAAAGAAACAGAGTTCTTGAAATTTCTTGAAGTCATAAAGGGCAAGAAGTCTTTGATGGAAATCGGATCGCGTTATGGCGAATCTTTGATACGCATGGCAGAGGTATTGGAGCCCGGTGCAGATATAACAGTCGTTGAATTACCCAATACGCAAACAGGCCGATCAGATAGCGTACCTATACTCGAAGCTAATTGTGAAATGCTTCGCCAAAAAGGATTCAATGTTGATCTGATATTTGGCAGCAGTCGGGATATCGAAGTAATTCAAAAGGTGCATGCAAAAGAACATTTCGACGCTATCTTTATCGACGGCGATCACAGTTACGAAGGCGTTAAAGCAGATTGGCATCATTACGGGCACCTCGCAGACATCGTTGCCTTTCATGATGCATGCGCAACGACATGGGAAGCGCGCCTATTATGGGAAGAAATAAAACATCGATTTCAGTACATGGAAATATTCGATAAGACAGGAGATCCGGTGCGCTATATGGGTATCGGTGTTTTGTTCATGGCCGCGCTGAATAAATAACATGGAAATCTTCTACACTTGCGAAGAGTGCGGTATAGATAATCGATCTGTTGATGTGCCCATACGCGACAGAAGCGAATCAGTAGACTATTGGATTCATACCGTCGTACAAGATGCGATCGATAAAGATCATACTGATCATTCGCCTTTCTGTATTTGCGAACAATACACTGAAGTATGTATCCCGTTAGCAGCAGAAGAACCATCCTCTAAAGGGCATACCATCCACTGATGGCAACGAAATCATTTAAGAAGCGCGCGTTAACGCTTGCTACCCTAGGTATACTAGGTGCTGCTACGCCGCTGTCGATGGCAACGCTTGGGCATAACCAACGTGCCGTCGGAGTTGTCGAACCAGAAGTACCTTTTGAACGAGTTGTTGCTGCTGGCGGCATTTCGCGTATTGACTATGCAGAAAAGCCAGCAATATATTACCACCGGTCAACGCTCTCTCTCGCGTTAATCGCATTTACGAATAATGAATTTCAGCCTGTAGCGCTGAATGAACACAGTTTTAATTCTAGCGCATCTTTTATCTTAATCGGTGATTCAGAGCAAAGTGCATCCCATTCAAACGAACATAATTCGACACTAGAGCTTGGCATTGCGTCAGTTTTAGATGTCTCCCTGTTTGAACCTAGTGCAGTTGAAAATGATTCGACGTTAGTTGTTACCCTTGCTTCTGACACTGAATTTGGCTTTTCTGAACAGGTGACGCTTAGCGTCTCCCCGAACCTGTTTGTCTCGCTAGATACTGCATCTAGGTTCAATCTTACCCGCGTTGGCGAATCAGTAATATCGGTTAGCTCTGATCTAACGATCGCATCCGATAGCAGTTATGAATTCGAGGCGCAACAAGCGAGTGCAGAATATGATTCGCAATCGATAACAGTTGCAATTATTAACAGCGAGATAAATGCAGAATTTATCCCTGCGATAGTAGCTACTGAAACAAGCACAACCAGCAGAGGCGTATTCTCCGTTGTCGGTATTGCAGATTATTCTTTTGAAAGCGAAGAACGCAATGATCATAGCCATACATCGATGAACGGAACGGCAACGATGATATCGCTTACAGATGCCTTCTTTGAAAGAAGAAAGGTTAAGGATAAAACGTTAATGCTGTTATTAGCAGCGATGTATGACGATGATTAATGCGCCTAAGTATTACATTAAAAAAACAGAGAAAGTTTCCCGCATAGAGGACGATTCTACTATTGGGGTAATGGGGCAATGGGATAATCCCACTAAAGAAAGAATCAGCAGGAAATTATTGCGCAGCGTAGAACTTGTTGCAGAAGAAGCATTACAGATACCTTTCCCTAATATACTGGATATAGGTTGCTTCACTGGATACACCTATGATTGGCTTGTTAAATATATACAAGGCGATTTTAAATACCTAGGGATAGATATCGATGCTGAAGCAATCGAGATAGCGACAAAAACACATAACGCAAAACCAATTTATAGAACGCATGATCTCTATGGCATAAACTGTCCCTTCGCAGACATTGCAATATGCTCGCGCGTATTGATCCACGTTCCCGATTTTCGTAAAGCACTGGAGAAGATATTGACCGCTGCACCTGTTGCTGTGATCTCGCTCAGCTTTTCAGATAGATGGCAAATCATAAAGAAAACAGTTGGCATGCAAGATCAATCTCCCGATGGAGTTTATTACCATCGATACGTAACAACGGCTAATCTCGAAAAAATGTTTAACGAATTAGGGATCGTATGTAGTAAGATACCCAATACGACAAAAGGTACGCATTCAATGGTGATCCGCAATGGCTGATAACAATACCACAAAGAAAATCGCAGAGGCACTTCTGAAGCACGATATCGATTTAATGAAAGTCGAAAACGGGGTCAAAGCAAAGATCACAAAAATGTTTAACGGTCTTGGCAAAGAGTTAATCAATAAAATAAAACGGGTCGATCCTTCCGCGCCGGCGCAAATAGTAACCAAGACAAAGCGACTCGATACTTTAGTTGCGGTATCTGACCCGGTTATCAAAAATGCCTATAAGCAGATGGAAGATCTTTTATCTGATGAATTAAAAGGCGTGGCGCAATTAGAGGGCATCATACAAGAGCAGGCAATCAACAGCTCGGTAGGTGCTGAATTAGTAAGTGGAAGATTAAATCCAAATACACTTGTTTCCTTATCTAAAAATACAGTCGTCGAAGGGGCTGTTATAAAAGACTGGTGGGCTTCACAATCATCGACGTTTAGGGATGCTTACAAACGCGAAATCAATACTGCGATAATGAGCAATGAAACAATGGGCGACATGGTGCGAAGAATACGCGGCACTAAGGCAAATAATTTCAAAGACGGATTAATATCGACAAGCACGCGCCGCGCGAATGCCCTTGCCCGGTCATCCGTGCTCGCAGTAACGAACGATGCCCGGTTTTCAATGTATAAAGAAAATGCAGATGTCATAAAAGGCGTCGAATGGTTATCTACGCTTGATGGGCGAACCACGGATATCTGCAAGGCGCTCGACGGTCAGGCATGGAAGTTAAACGGCGATAGATTAGATGGCACGACGCTCGCATTCAGAGGCCCACCTCCTGCGCATTGGAATTGCCGTAGTACATTGGTGCCTATTACCAAGTCATTCGCAGAATTAGCAAAGAATCCAGCATCAAAGAAAAAGCTGGCGAAGATGCCGCCCGATAAAATCAGGGATGCCCGCGCCAGCATGGACGGCAAGATATCTGGTGGGTTAAATTACGAGGAATGGCTTAAAACAAAGCCAGAAGATTTCCAGATTGAAGTGCTCGGCCCTATCAAGCATAAATTATGGAAGCAGGGAAAATTATCCTTCACTGACCTAGTTGATCAGTCGCACAATCCTTTATCGATAGCAGAGCTGACCGAAAAGCTGAATATCAAGATCGCCCTAACCAATACCGCCAAAAAAGAAGCCGAAGAGAAAGCCGCCAAAGCAGCAATACGAAAAGAGCAAGCAGAAGCACTTGCCAAGAAGAAAGCCGCCGAGGAAAAGGCCGCAAAGGCCGCCATAGACGATTATGTAGCCGCCGCAGTCGCAGGAAAGCCCATCCCGGCCGCAGCAGAAGCGGAATTTGGCAAGTTAGGGATACTAGGCAAGCATAACGTAGAGTCTTCCATATCATTGCAAAAACAGGCGCTTAAAGAGGCCGCAGAGGCAAAGGCGATTGCCGCCCAAGAAGCAGCCGCTGCCAAGGCGGCGGCTGAAGCCGCGGAGAAGGCCATTATCGAAGCACAGAAGAAAGCTGCTGCTGAAGCCCTCGTCGCCCAAGAAGCCTCCCTGCAACAGACCGCTCTCGATAAGTTATCGGCTATTGTAGTTAATGATACTCCCTACAAGAAGGCGGCTTTCCTTAAATTAGGTAAAGATCCCTCTTTCGGTAAACTGACGCCTGTCGAGAAACTGGTAAAGGTCAACGCATCTGCTGCCGCAGCGAAGCAGCAAGTGGGACTAAGCAACTATAAAAAAGCAATCCTCGCCGGGAAGAAACCCACGCCGCAAGCGCAATCCATATTTGACGATCTAGGGGACTTCGAGAAACAGAATATCACCACGGCAATCAATGCTGAGAAAAAGACGACCGCACTGGCGTCTGATTATGTCAAGGCAATTCAAACCAGCAAGGTACCAAGCGCTGCAGAAGTAGAGGCATTTAACAACCTGACCCCGGCAAAGAAAGCAAAATTATTAAAGAAGGTAGACGAGGCAAACTCGGTCAAGGTAGCAGAGGATATTACCGGGTTCGATCTAGGCTTTAGTTCAGCCGCTAAAGCAGCAGATGATATCGTCGATGAAGTCATGGAATTTAAACCTACTAATTTTACCCAGATCGGATCGCAAAAAGGTAGTAACACGGGAGGCCTATTTCAGAACATAGAAACAGGCAATAAGTGGTACGTGAAAACAGATATCGTGGAAGACGCTGCGCGCAATGAAGTATTAGCCGCGAACTTTTACAAAGCAGCGGGAATCGATGTCCCGGAAGTCGTATTGGTTAATATGCCAGATGGAACATTCGGGGTTGCATCCCGTTACATCGATGATCTTGTTCAAAGCGAAAATAGATTGAAATGGGGAGTCCCAACTGGTATCCGGGAAGGCTTCGGGATGGACGCATGGCTTGCGAACTGGGATGTGGTAGGTCTGAGCTACGATAATATGCTGATCAATGGCCGCAAAATATTGCGCCTAGATACCGGCGGCGCTTTGCGGTACCGGGCACAAGGCGGACTGAAAGGAAACGCATTCGGTAAGTCGGTAGATGAAATAGAAACAATGCGAAAAGTGGCAGACAATCCGCAAGCCGCCAGCGTGTTTGGCAATATGACTAAAGAGCAGCTAGACGAATCGGTGCGAAAAGTATTAGCGTTTACAGATGATCAAATAGATGATCTTGTTACCAAGTATGGGCCTGTACTTAAATCCGATAAGAAAGATCTTGCTGATATACTAAAAGCGCGCCGCACTGATCTGAAGAAACGCTTTCCCCATTTAGCGGAGAAACCGAAACCAGCACCGAAACCGAAAGACGCAAACCTTCGGATATCCAAAACAGAAGAACAAAGAATAGATGGTGCCAGAAGTAATGGCTATGCGATAAGAACAGACCTTGATCAAATAGAAGACCAGTCTGTACTAATATGGCGCGAAGTAGATGAAAAAGGAAATATAGTAACGAGGGCACAATTAAAAGTTACTGAAAAGGGGCGCGCAGCAATAGCGAAAACGATAGAGGATCTAGAAGTCGTAGAAGAGCTGGAGGTATTGGTCGTTCCGCTACAGAATACGTACGAATCGTTTAAGATCGCAGTTAGAGGGATGCGCCGCCAGCTCTTTGTAGAAGGGGGAACTCTTCGTCCCGTAGATTATACAAGGATGGAAGAAGCCCTCGATAGGTATAGGCATATTAATAGAGAAATTAAGGCTTTGGACGGGCTGGATTCAAAGACGGTAAAAAAATTCACCAATGATTTCGACGGCTGGGCAAAAGAATTCAAAGAGCTTATCGATGCAAAAGATAAATTAAAAACAGTAGATGACGTAATAGAAATTGGCAAGATATTAGATAACTCGAAGCGCAATGTCCTCCCTCCTTCCATCAAAAAAGTGCCGGCTAAAAAAGAACTTAAAGAAGGCGTACTCGACTGGTCAAAAGAAACCGGGGTTGGGGTATATAAGCAAAAAGAAATAGTTAATGGGAAGATTACCAAAACAATAGACAATGCCGTATCCCATGAAAACTACCCGGTAGGACTCGAAAAAGTACATACCCTTGATTTGGGTGATACGAAGATAAATTATTTTAGAGGGAAGGAGAAAGTAAGGAGAAGCGCTTACGCGGAAAAATTAGAAGGAGACGTGCAGCAATTTGCTCTTAGGGATAGAGTTGAAATAACTGTCGCCGGCGATGATTCCCAAAAGATATTTGAAGCAATAGAAAAGATGGGGATTAATGCTTCCGCACCATCAGCAGACGATATTGAATTACTTTACCTGCGCAAGATAGCAGCAGCACGCAGGCAGTCAAAAATATTGCAGGAAGAAATAGGGGCAAGTCAAAATACGGCTGTTCAGTTAAAGAATGCCCGAAAATATCTAGAGGATGCGACGGGCACCAAGATCGAGGACATGCCAGAGTATAAGCCGTTCGGGAAAAGGCAGGCATTCGACAATAGCCATATCTACACCGAGCGCCCAGATCTAGACCCGGTGGAGTTTAAGGAATTCACAGAAAAGTACCGGATAACGCATGAGCTTTATCAAGCAGGGGACGAACTGGAAGCTATTGTTCAATCTGGTGGGCAATTAATAGCTACCACCGATAAGCTGCGAAGAGGAATTAATCTTTACGGTAAATCTCCGATACAAGATCTTAATACAGGCGGGGCGAACTATGTATTCACCCGGATAACGCCAGCAAAAAAATTAGCCGCTACAGACCGATCTTATATCGTATATAAACCCAAAATGGTAAAACGCACCGATGCTGTATCCTATCGAACCGATGAGTATGGGGAAGTGCGACCGCAATTTATGGAAGAGAAGAGGCTTCCTAAAATCTCTGACTGGGTGGATGCGGCGGAGAATAATACGAATTATAATGAGACCTTATTTAAAAATAGTGTTTCTTTATATGACGATGTGGAGAGTATTCTTATCCCGCAGCGCAAAGTTGAGGCTACCATCGAAATGTTTAAACGAAACAAAATCGAAAGATGGCCCGACGGCCGCGCATTAGAAGATGTGATTAAACCGAATGTACGTTAGGTAAAAGAATCGGCGACGATGACTTTTAGGTAATCCTCATCATGCTTTCCTTCCGACCATATTTTCCATGTCTCGGCAATATCATCTTCTTCTTTGGTTGGGCGTAAAGTAAATACTTTGCCAACGGAAAGCCCGGTGGAAATATCCCCTTTCATTTCTCCTTTCAGCAAATGAATAGGATGATTGGAGGGGTCGTCCCATCCCGCCTCCACGACAATGATCTTTCCATCTTGGGTAAATACATCAGATATTAGGATAGCTAATTCGGCGGCATTAGGCCGCTTTACTTCCAGTATCAACGGACCTTTGATATGTTTCATTACACTTCTCCATCAGGTAAGAATCTACGCTCTATTTCTTCAGCTTCAAAAGTGCCGCCGATATAACGTTTAAAATGATCCTCATTATACATCGAATAAACATCGCTATCTTCACCTAAACGAAAAGATGTCGCCCATAATTGATGATAGACATTCACCCGCGCTGGATCTTTAACGCTATCTTTAAAATTATCGTACTCGATGCTATTTATTCTTGAAGCAATAACGCGCGAAACATCTTGCTCGTGTATAACTGCCCGATAGCGATAATCCGCGACCGGAGTACGATCAACTGATGCCGCTGGGAACACCGCTTCGATGTCGCCCTTGCGACGAGCACGTACCATTAAATATTGCGGCTGATCCCGATGGCGTACGATAGATAAAAAACTATCATTCATATATATCCACATATTATTTCTCCACTTTTTTAAGTTCTTCCATTACCCGGTTGCATTGCTCGACGCTCAGATGCTTGATCTTTGAATCAAACATCTCGCGAAGATCGTTGCGAGCACTATCCAGTTCCTGCTTTTCGAGGACATCCTTATTATGGGCCTCTAGCTGCGCGAGGGTCATTAGGCGATTCGTGTGCACGCTATACTTCACTGCGCCTTTTTCACGGCCAGATGCTTTCAGAAAAGTGTTCTGGATGTCCGGTCTATCTTCCCGCTGCACCACCACTAATGTCTTAGTGGTACGGACAACAACTGCTTTCGGGCATATTTCCCCACCAGAAAAGGAGGGGGAAAATCCTACTACTTCCCCACCTTTTAAAGAATTTAAATCTAATTTTTCCATTTTTATTTCTCCACTTTCTAATTAATTATTAATCGCGATATAATGCTGCGTTCTCCGCATCCTTATATTGGGTGAAAAGCATATAGACGCCATCCCTAACATAAGTATCGCTGATACCTATTCCGGGATACTTGGTGATCAGCCTATTCATTCTGCTTGAATTCCAAAGATCCTCAAAATCTTTATCGCAATTATTAGAATTTCCTAACCAACCGTTAACTACCTTAGATATATCAATGGTTGCTTTTGCAACGGTCGATGCGCCTTTGTTATCGTATAGGCCTAATGGGTTCATTGCTTGATTCATTTTATTTCTCCGCTTTCTGATTTCCTAGGTATAAGAATAAGCGAAGAACATATGAAAAGCAAGCACTAAACCAAAATAAATTTGGTTTAGTGCTAACTCGTTGATTTAACGGGTTCCTTTTAAATGAATCTTAAGGGCTTCCGTTACCACGGCAGACATGCTGATCCCTTGTCTGGCTGCCTTTTTGCGCAGCTTACTCTTGATGCTTACCGGGACGGTAACAGATATGCCCATGGTATCCTCATTGTAGATTAATTTACGGCCCGCACCTTTTCTTGCGCCACCGCGATCTTTTTTAACTACTGCTTTTTTATCAGCCATTTTATTCTCCTTTATATTTACGAATTAACTCTATTATGCACTTGTCGCACATTCTTGTTTCATTTCTTTTTATCTTTGAACGCTTCGATGCGCTCGACTAATTCTTGATTAGTCTTGATCAGCTTCGCACCTTTTTTATCCTCACTGAAGATCATCGATACGCCATTCTCCATGCACACCCGATGCGCCTCATGCACGCTCATATTTTTATCCAGTATGTAGGCCATTAGTCAAACGCTCCTATGTACTTAACGGATACTTTTTGCATTCCCGCAACGCCATGAATATTTACATATAGCGTCCTACCGTTAAGCCCGGTTACGGTGCCTTGATATGTTTTATTCAGCTTGTCGTCGATGCAATTAATAATTGCGCCTTTTTCTATCTTAGCCACCCCCCGATGTATTTCTGTATATAATGCCATTACATTTCCTCTCCTGCCTTATGGATTGCATTAACAATGATCGAACGTGCTTTAAAATAATCATCTGATCCTAGCTTGATGCCTTTTGAATAAAGAAGAGCATTTACTTGTTTCAGGGCATCTAGCAAATCAGGAGCAGCAAGAATCAATTTTGCATTCGCTTCGCATTTAGGGGAGCTCTCTCCATCTTCCATGCGCCACACTACTGTCGCGAGAGCTCCATGCTCCTCAGAAGAAATACATCTTATTTCTCCCGGCTCATCTTCATCCCAATGCTCGGTGAATATCCATGGTGCCTTGTCGTGCCTAGCCATTATGCTTTCTCCTCTTTCTGTTGTTCGATTAACCAGTCGCTGGCAAGTTGTGCTTTCGCAGATGCTTGGAAAATAAACGATGTATCATTCTTCAATGCAGCGATCCAATTCTTTAAGTACTTCGCGTGATCTTCGCGAGGCTCAGACTCAAGCCCTAGATGCGCCATTGTAAATGCGCTTCCTAATTCAGCAATCAATTCTTCAAAGGCATAAGTCTCATCCCCATACTTCCCGGATAAGTTACGATCAAGACGTGTCTTTGCGCCGGTCGCATGGGTAAATTCATGAAACAATACCGAGTAATAACTTTCAGCATCTTTAAACTGATCTAACTTCGGAATGTGAACACGATCAGTTGAAGGCATGTAGAACGCTTGACCGATATCATTGCGCACTTCGATACCGCAGTTCTTTACAAACTCTTCTGCGTGCTTCACTGCTTTGTTATCATTCAACGTGTTGTCGAATACGATAGGCTCATAGCCGTCGACTTGCGAACAATTAAAAACAGTTGAGTGTTTCAGTAATGGGATCGTTTTCTTTTCGCCCGTGTCCTTATCTTCAATTTCAAAAGGCATGTAATAGATAACAAGATGACCCTTCTCCCCTTTACGAACTTGCGCACCGATCGATTCCCATTGCTTGTAGGAGGCGAATTCAAGAACACTGTATCCCGTTAAGCCTAACCAGAAAGTATTCATACCTCGATACGTTTTTTTCGTAACCGCATTGATCGGCATCATGTCGATGCTGAACCAAGGCTTTTTATAATCTGATGCGATGCATGCTTGCATCTGCTCGATGATCTTATCCGTAATAATTTTACGAACATCCTTTTTTGCTTTTTTCTTTGCCATTTTATTTCTCCGCTTTCTGATTTAAAAAAATAGCAGGGCTTCCGTATCATGCGTGCCTTCTTGGAGTACGTTTACCGAAAGTTTCCGCCCTGCTAAAGTATGATCCAAATATATTAGGTATTAGGATGAAAAGCAAGTATTATTTCAAATTCTTTTACATGCCGCATATTCTTTGATTGTAGGGCAAGTCTGCGGTTCTATAGCTACCACTAGCTCCTCCTCCAGAAACTGCTCAATTACCTGTATTTTGCGGGCCTCCGTATCATGTATGGAGACCTCGCCGTACTTTAGTAAGCAAGTTACAATATTTAATTCAGTTAGGGTCATGCCCGTTTCTCCCATATCATTACTTCAGCGAATGCCACAGCAGGGTCATAGTCGTTATGCTCATGATAATCTTTAGGCGATGCGGCTAAGTCATAGCCATTGTCGAGCCATATTTCCTTCAGACCTATTCGATCTTTATATTCTTCGACAATTTCTTGGATGTCTTTTTTAGTAATCTTGTTCCCGGCCCATCGCTCGATATCCATGCGCTCTCCATGCTCGTCCATAAAGACATACTCAGTCCCGCGAGAAAATGCACACATATTCTTGGTGCCCTTTAATGCTTCCGCTCGGGCCTTTTTTCGTTGGGCCATTAACGCGAGCATTAGATCTTTATGCTTAGCAAATCGATAGCCGATCGTCTTCGCCCGCTTTCTATTTTCGGCGCCAATAAATCTAAACAAATTTCGACGAAACATAGGGGAGCTGTAATTGTGGATGCTCTCTACTTCGAACTTCTCGCAACGTTCGATAGGCATTGCCGTCTTTAAAGAGGCCACGCTCAATACCGTAGCGCGATGAACGTAGCCGCTTCTTTCGTAACATTTAACTATGGCATAATTACTCATCTTCCATCTCCTCTTCATCTTCTTGTTGCATCTTTTCTTCGATTTCTTTAACCGTTGTAGCGAATGTTGAATCGTATGGATTGCTCGACCAGCCAAATGCCGTTACCTGATAAGCAGAAGCATGCACGACTTCATCGGGAAAATGCTTCTCTAATATCTCATCTGCGCGCTGCGATAATTCCTGTAACTGTAACTGGATATCCTGTAATTCTTTTAATGCTGTTTCTTGTGCTTTGTTCATTTTGTTTCTCCGCTTTCTGTAAATGTTGTCATGTTTTTCTCCATTAAATAAATAGGGCGGTGTAAGCTACATACCCGATAAAGGCTATAGCCGCAGTCACTAATATCACATCTATTGCAAAATCAAAATACTTATCCATCATAATCTCCTCTTTTTATTTTTTCCAATATGAATTTACAGGTCTATACGTGCAGTCCCATGCATCGACGACGTATCCATCAACGACAGCCGTTAAATGCCTGCTATTGCGTACGACAGCGACTATGCCGGGTGCTTCCCAGTCGCGCAGCTTGATCAGCTTGCCGTAGCAATCTCTGGGGGGCTTGTTTTTTACAAACCCGTGATCTTCGAGATACTTGATCCAGACCTTATCGTGATTTGGATAAGCGCCCATTTTCATGCCGAGCGTCATAAGTTCTTTGAACGTCTTTGCATATGATTGATTTAACGCAATGCTTATTGAGCGCACTACACAATCATCTTTAAATGTTTTGCAGATTCTGCCGTCTTTAAATTCTTGATACTTCATTTTGCCGTCTCCCTTTTAAGTTGGCTATGAAATTTCTGCGGGATCTTTAACGTCGCGTTTCCGTACGTGTTCTTGAAATGCGTTCCCATTCTGCCGTCTTTAACGTATGCCCACGAGCGTTCCCATTGACCATCGACATAGTAAGCATCGCATACAAGTACAAGAACCTCATTCGCTTCAGTTGGCAATCGTAACGTATCAAGAAAATCATGATCGATAATATCGCCCGCGTAACCGTCTTCGCTATCTTCAAGCACGACAGTTTCGATATCCCATTCGTATTCGTATTGCGCCATGATTACGCGCTCTCGTATAGATAAAAAGCAGGCTCGACGATTAACTGCTGGTGCGCATTTAATTCAAAACCTAGCGCATTTAATTTTAAGTCTAATTCAGCAAGCGCTTTAGTGCCCGAATTCGTTTGCATGCGCAATACCCCTTTTCTTAAGGATATATGTACATTGTGCATTTCTTTCAGATTTTCTAATTCTAATGAAGTCATGTTATTTCTCCGCTTTCTGTTAATTTCTGATTTCCTAGGTATAAGAATAACTCATGCTTACTTGAAATGCAAGTATTAATTCAAGTTAATTTATTTAATAAAAACAATAACTTATAGGTAATATTGAAAACCAAGGAAAATAATTTCCAGATTTCACTCGTTTTTGTTGTCATTTTCGCCGGTTTTTTGTATATAATACCCAAACTTGAAAGGAAAAAGCCTTTGTTACTACAACCATTATCAGCGCCGATACACTTACGCCACTATTCTCTTGTTGCAGAAAAGAGCAGCGACAACGGCAAGAAAATCAAATTTGTAAATCCTAATGTCGATAATTACGACAGAAATATAAAGCACGCCGCGTCACTTGGGCTGCCTTGTTACCAAAAAAATCAATTCGAGGGACGCGCGGTAATAGTATGCGGCAGCGGCCCATCTTTAAAAAATCCAGAAGTGCTCGACGAAATTCGCCGACGCATAGCAGATGACAATGCAATCCTTGTCGCATGCAAAAAAGCAATCAAATACCTATACGAAGAAGGCTTCCAAGTCGATTGGGCGGTTTCTATGGATCCCGGTGATCATATCGCCAATGACGATCGTATGTTCCGGGCACCCAATGTTAAGCACTTGATCGCATCATCAAGTGATCCTGCTGTATTTGAATGGCTGAAGGATGAGGATGTAACGATCTTCCATAGCGCAACAGGCTATGAAAAAGAGGTGAGGCTGTACAAAGAATTATTCGATAACGATATGTGCATGGGTGGCGGCTATAATGTAGTCAACCGGGCAGTATCTGCTTTCTTGTATATGGGCTGCAAGCCTATGGTATTGGCAGGAACAGATTGCGGCTGGCGCGAAGGCTCGAAATTTTATGTTGACGAGACAAACAATCGACCGGGTGTGGATATGTGCGACAACGGCGCGGTAGATGGCACGCCTTGGATGACGCGCCCTGATATGCTCGCAAGCGCTGTATCGCTTGCTAAATTAGCGAAGAGCATGAGCGAGAAAGATTTCGTAATGCTAGGGGATACCATACCCTCTAAGCTGCGATACAAGGACAATGATTTTTTAGACAACTGCGCAAGAATGGGATAATTAAGGGGATATAAACTATGTTAAAAGCAACTGTAAAAGCACTGACTGAAGTAGATGAAAAATACCGTGAGCTGTATAAACAGGTCGGCGAAGAATTTGTACTTGATCTGGATGACGGTGATTACAAAACCCGTATATCAGAATTCAGAAATAACAACATTGAGTTGACTCGCCAGCTTGAAGAAATGAAAAAGCAAGGCGCCTCTGTTGAAGAAATGCAAAAGAAATTAGCTGAGTTCGACGGCATTGATGTCGAGCAAGCAAAAGAGGCGATGGAACAAGCGCGCCAAATGAAAGACAAAAAATTATTAGATGCAGGTAAGATCGATGAGTTGATCGCAGAGCGCACAGAGCGCATGCGCCAAGATTACGATGGTAAAGTATCTGCCTTGCAAAAAGCCCTTGAAAATGCAGAAGGTTCTGCGGGCGAATTCAAGAATAAATTATCAACTGTTGTTATCGATAACAGTTTACAGCAAGCGGTATCCCAAGTTGCAGCAGTAAGGAAAGGCGCAATGCAAGATATCATTGCAAGAGGACGTAGCGTATGGTCTCTCGATGACCAAGGAAATCCAATACCGAACGGTCCTGATGGATCAGTGCTATATGGCGCTGATGCTAAAACGCCTCTCAGCATGACTGAATGGGCAGAAAGTCTTGTTAAAGAAGCAGACTATCTTTTCGATGGTAACGCAGGTGGTGGCGGTGGTGGTAACGACAAAGGTAAATCCGGTGGAGATCCTAAAGGCGTTCCTTCCCACGATGCCGATGCCATAGGCGCGAATCTTGAGGGTATTGCTTCAGGGCAAGTAACCGTAGTAAACAACTAATAGAATTCGGAGAATTCTATGCCTCTCGGTGAGAGTAATTAACGTTATATAATTTTTATTAATTGCTTATTAGAGGAGCATTGAATCATGGCTAACACATTAGCAACAATTATGCCGAAAATCCTTGCACGAGGACTTTTGGCTCTACGCGAACAGGCAGTAATGCCTCGTTTGGTTAACGGCAGCTACAGCGCAGAAGCAGCAGAAAAGGGCGACACTATCGACGTGCCTATCCCAACAGCAAACGCTGCGACGGATGTAACTCCTTCAGCGACGCCTTCTGCACCAACTGACACGACTCCTGAAAAAGTTCAAATTGCATTGGACAACTGGAAGAAAGTTAACTTCCATATGTCTGATAAAGATATGGTCGAAGTGGATAAGAACGCTCATTTCATCCCTATGCAAATGTCAGAAGCAGTACGCGCACTTGCCAACGTAGTTAACATCGATATTCATAACGAATATGTAGGCGTATATGGTTACACC